CTAAATTATATGAAAACTCTTTCCAAACATCCCCTGTTTTTACAGATTGAATGTTTATGTGGTCACTACCTCCCCAACCACTACCGGTTGAACTGTTCCAATATCTAACTTGACCACTTGAGGTGTCCTCAATTTTTACTCTAAATCTAAAAGAAATTGCATTAAAACCAGCGTTTGTGTCAAAATAAGTGTTAATTTTTAATGTATTAGATAAAAAAGATTGACTTAAAACATCGACTGATGTGCTTAATGTTTTTCTGGTTCCTGTTTCATTGGTTTGCGCTTGACTATTTTTAAAGCTATTATTGCCCTGTTTTGTAAAATCTGTTGATAATTCGCCAGGTGATGTTGTTCCACTTGATGAATACGTTGTCCACTCAGTTAACCCATTTTCAAAACCACTGTTTTTTATTGTATTGACATCTAAAAATTGTGATGTTTCATGAGTTATATTAAACTCATTTAATGGCCTTAAATATTCTTTTGTTAAGCTGTTATCAAGTGGTAATAATTGGCTCGGTACTTGTTTTAAAGCGTCAATTGTTGTGGTTGATTGATGACTACCAAAATAATTATAAATAACATATTGGATTGATTCGGTATTGTTGGCAACTAATGAAGCCGCCTCCGCCGCTCTAATTCCTGTTGGTATTGTACCACCTTGAGCGGTTGTTGCACTAGCATCCTTTATACTTTGTGCCGAATAACTTGAGTTATTAATTATATACCACCGGCCAAAACTTTGAAAAATCCTTGCATTAGTAAATTTTAATATTTGTTCTAAAATTTTCTTTGCATTATTAAGAGCAAATTTATCTTTTTGTAATGTATAGGGTTTTATATTGATTACATCATAAATTGAATCTACTGTTGCTCCTGGATTTAAAATAAATATATCCTGGCTTATATAAATATCAAGCTGTAAATCTAAATTATTTAAAGATTTATATATATATTGTTTTGCATTAACTAATCCAACGCTTGTATCATCTACAAACATTGAATAAGAATCTAAAGTCCCCAAACCATCTATTGCTGTTAAAGAAATTTGAAATGGCTTTGATGTTATTGCCTCACTAAATGAATCAACAACAAGCCATCCAATCCAATATGTTTGATAATTATTTGATGAATCTTTATAAGATATTTTAACTTTATATTCCCTTTCATCATATTCATAAAAATTGTCATACGAAACAGTGTCAGTTACAAATAAATTTAATTTACATTTAGAACCTTTGATGGGTGAATAAAAATCATCATCACCCTCCCAAGTAATTTCACAAGGATTTTCAGTGCCTATCATTGGCAATACAGAGCCAACATAATTATTTTTTAGAATCTCAATTTTTTTGTCTTTTTCATTATTATCTGAAAATTCCAATCTATATTTTACTCCGTAAGCCATTATATAATTCTGTTTCTGTTTGTGTTTGCTCTTTGTAATGCAACAACTAAATCTTGTCCTTTTAATGTAAATGAACCACCCACATCAACTTTCTGTGAACCTCTATCGCCAATCATTCCTTTTAATTTATCTAGTGGCGCAATAACCTCAGGGTTAGATTTAGCACCAGCATATTCACCAACTAACCCCATTGTTGGAGCGGATACAATACCACCATTAGCAAATTTTTGAGGCGCTTTAACTTTTGAAAAAGCTCCTTTAACAGCAACAGCAGCACCAGCTAATAATGCCGGTAAAACAAACGCTCCAATCGGCCCCATTGATTTAGCTGTATTACCAGCCGCCTCTGCACCAGATCCCATGGTTGAAGCTAAAGAGGCACCAATTGATGTCATTGCTGTTTGCACTAAAGTTCCAGCAAATGTACCTAAAGCACTTTCACCCATTCCTAAAGATTGCGCAATCGATGATCCCATCATCCCAAAAGTATTTTGTACTGATTCACCCATAGCAACACTAATTTCTTTAAATTGCTCTATTTTTGATTTTCTTTGATCAATGTCAGCTTGTAACATTTGTGTTGATTTTGACAATTCCTCAGCCATTAAAGCATTTCCATTTTTAGCACCCATTGCCATTTGAGTTATTGGATCCATGGCTGTTTCAACCACAGCGCCACCTCCAACAAATGCATCTTGTGGTTTTCCACTAGAAAAATCAGTAACTTTTTCTAAAGGACTAAGTTTTTCAACAGTTTGTCTTTGAGATGTGCTTTTATTTCCAGATTCATTATTAAGATTTTGTAAAGATTTTAATAATTCATTGTTTGCTTTTGTCGATTCCTCTGTTGCTTTTTTGTCTTTTTCGGCTTGTGCCGCGGCTTCTTTTGCATTCTCTGCTTTTGTTTTTAATTGTAAAGCCGCAAATTTTGCAGGACTGCCAAACGACTTAACCATATTAAGAAAGGTTTGCCATTTACTAATTGCTGGTTCTAATTTTTGTACAAAAGAAACAAATATAGCCACAAGCCCAACGATAGCAGTTCCAACTAAGACAAAAGGATTAGCCATCATTGCGGTTGTTAATACTGTAAAACCAGTAGCAACAACCCCTAAAATGCTTGATAAAGATCCTAGTATAAAAAGAAAAGGACCAATTGCTGAAACAACTAAACCAACAACAACAATTATTTTTTTTGTCTTATCATCTAATCCAATAAATTTTTCTATAATTTTATTAGCAAATGATACAATTTTAGTAAATGCGGGTAACATAATAGATCCAATTGATTGACCTAATTGTTTTAAACCCTCACTAAATATTCTCATTTGATTTGCCGCACCCTCTTGAGTTCTAGCAAAATCGCCTTGAGCGTTTCCAGTTTTAGATAAAATAAATTCATATCTTAAATTAACTTTTTCCGCTTGTGTCATGTCTTTAATATTCTTTTGAATACCCTCGGACATTGCAAATTGCTTTAAGTTTACTTCAGTCATTACAATACCCAATCTTTTAAGTGATTCGGTTTCACCTGTAAAAACACCAGCTAATGCGGTGGTTGCTTGATCAATACCAATATTTTTAAATGATGCTAAATCACCAGCTAAACCAACCATTGATGTACTCATTAAAGATGCCTCGTTCCGAGTTATACCCATTGAGGTGGCCATGTCACCAAAAAGTGCGGCCATATCTAGTGCTGATCCCTCAGCAATACCAAATTGTGTTAATGTAGTTTTAGCAAAATTTTTGACCTCAGCCGATGATTTACCAAAAGCAACATCAACTTTATTTAAACTTTCCTCAAAATCACTAGCTAATTTAATTGCAGCACCACCAGCCAAAGCAATTGGTAATGTTAATTTTAATGATAAATCTTTTCCAACTTTCCTTGCCGATTTACCAAATGCTGATAATTTAGAACTTGCCTTGTTTAATGATGATGTTAGTTTAGTAGCATCACCAACTAAAAACACTTTTAATTCATTTGACATAATGTAATTTTATTCAAAAATACGAAAAAAAAAGCCATCATTTTGATGACTTCATACTATTAACTTTTTTCAAAAATGATTCATATTGTTTCCTAGTTGATTTAGGTTTGCCACGCTCCAAATATACATCTTGTGGTAATGGAAATAATTTATCCGGTGTAATCATTTGCGCTCTCTTTTCACAATTAACATTAAAAATCATTGATGCCAAATACCTAGTTCGCTCCCAATCTAAATTCAATTTTATATTGTGTGATTCACCTAATAATTGATTCTCGGTCCAAGTATTTGACCAGAAATCATTAGGATTTATGCCAACCTGACCAATGTAATAATCAAGTATATTATCCCAAGTTAGTTGGCTGGGCGCTTTCCCACCTTAGTGGTTTTTTTTACGTTTCTATTAATACCCATGTTAAGGTCATTTCCAAGTATTCTGGATTCCATCATGGATTCAATTATTTTAGTAAGCTCATCAGATGTTAAATCCTCAAGCCACATTCCAACTTTAAATTCATTATAATCAATTTCATTGCCTTGCTCTTGATCATTAGCTAATAAACCAGAATAAACCAAAGCTCTAATACCGGATAGTGAAATTCCATCTTGAAAAACATTACCAATTTTTTCTATTGATACACCTAAGTTATCAGTAAAGTTTGCCCAGAAATTCATTGAAAAATGCATAGTGCGGTTTTTACCACCTATACTAAGAGAATAATACCCTCGTTTCTTGTTTGCCATATATGTAGATTTAAGACACCTAGTTCCTTACTCTAGGTGTCTATTATTAAAAGATTAAATCTTAATTTGTAGATTTAGTGATTGCGCCTGTAACTGTAATTGAACCTGAGAAAGTAACTGGTGATTCCATTTCCGCACTCATTTCAACACTAGAAAAGAATCCCTCACCACTATAAACCGAATCCCCTGTTTCAGCTGTTCCAAAACTAAAATCAACTTTTTGTCTAGCCAAAAGATAATCAGCCATTTCAATAGCATTTGCCGCATCATCGTAAGCGACTAAACCATCAAAACTAATCTCTCCAGATCTAACCCCAGCGATAACCTCTTGAAAACCACCACTCGATTTAGTTGTTGCCTCTGGTAAATCATTAGACAAAGATAATGAACACGATGTTGTGTGACCAATTGTTGCTAATGTTCCACCATCACTGATGACTTTTAATAATAAATTTGTTCCATTGAACACTCCGACTGTTGCCATTTATTTAATTTTTATTAGTTAATAATTTTATTCAAATATACAAAATTATATTTTTATGCCGCTTCCCAATCATAGTTAGAATTTTCCCACTCATCAAAGTTAGTATTCCAAACCTCACCGGTCCTTTCATCGACTAATATAATGCTGGTTAAAGTAATCGAAAGGTTGTAACTTGTTGGTGCTTCATGGCTCCCCTCCTCATCAACATTAGAAATATATCCATTTCCTAATAATACCAAACCATCACCATATCCCTCAATGTCCTGACTAAAATAAAACTTTGTTGTGGTCCTAAGTAAAACCATTTCGGCAAGTTGCTCAAAGTTTACGGAATCACTATAATCAATTAATCCATCAACCTCAACCGAACCACTACGAACCCCAGCTAAAACCTCTTTCCATCCGCCAGAATTCTTTGTAGTGCTTTCTGGTAAATCACAATCTAAATTAATTGTGGCATTGTTACTATGGCCAATAGGATCATCGCCTTTATATATCAAAAAACTGGATCCATTTATTAAAGCCATTATTTATCCTTTTATTTTCTCCTCTTCAATAATTTCAGAATACTTGCCAGATTCTAAGTCAACAGATATTTTACCGTATTTTTCCTCCAATGACTTTTTCAATTCACCTTGTTTGTTTATCTCATCAATTTGCATGTGATTTAATGAATGTATTTGGCCCATTAAAGTTCCAATATCCATTTTGATAGCATTGATTTTTCCTTGAGATTCTCTTAATTCTTTTAATTCTTTTTCCTCTAATTTGCTCATTTTATTTAATTTATAGTTATATACAAATATAATTATTTACAATTACATTTGTTTTTTAAATCATCTATTTCTGCTTTTAGCTCTTGTATTG